TACATAACTAGAAATACAGAAAAATCTACTGCTATACCAAGTGCTATATCTACTCACAGAGATGCAGTTAGAACTAAACAAGCAAGTATGGAAACTGCAATTACAAATGCAAGTGACACTCCAGCTCTTGAAACTTTACACACATACACTACAACAGATGGTGTTCAATCAAGACCTTTAGGCGAATTACCAGTACTGGAGTTGTAATCCATGTCGATAATTATACCAGCAAACTCAGCAGCAGGAGCCGGTGGATTTGAAATAGCTAATTCATGTAGGTTTGATAATCTTGATGGTGGTTCAATAATCGATTATTTGACTAGAACACCAAGTGGTGCTAGTAATCGTAAAACATTTACTATTTCTTATTGGATGAAAAGATCAGCATTACAGGGACCTACAAACAATACATTGCAACAAGTAATTGGACAACAAGCTTCTGGTTATTTTAGATTAACTTTAGGTAGCAATGAACAAGGAGATATATTAAGATTTTATGGTGGTGATGGTTTTGAATTTAGAAGTAAACTGTTTGTAAGGGACACGTCCGCATGGTATCACATAGTTTTAGCTATGGATACTACACAAGGAACAGCATCTAACAGAGCAAAATTATATGTAAATGGAGTTCAACAAACAGAGTTTTATACAGAAAATTATCCAGGTCAAAATGTAGACCAAGCATGGAACATAGCTGCTCTACATAAAATTGCCGCTGGTACTTCTAGTGGTCCTTTTTGTGGCTATCTTGCACAAGTAGTAAATATAGATGGTGCTGCATTAGCACCAACATCATTTGGCGAATTTGACGAGGACAGTGGGATTTGGAAGCCAATAGATGTATCAGAACTAACATTTGGTACAAATGGATTTTTTCTTGACTTTGCTGATAGTGGAGATTTAGGAGATGATGAAAGTGGAAATGGAAATGATTTTGCAGAAACTGGTATTGCCGCAATAAACCAAGTAACAGATACACCTACAAATAATTTTTGCACACTTTCACCACTAGCAGATAGCACAAGTATTTTAAGTGATGGAAATTGTGTAAATAATGCAGACACTTCTCAAACAACATCAAAAGGTTCAATAGCAGTTTCTAATGGTCGTTGGTATACTGAATGTAAAATAACAACAAGCAATCAATATCCAATGTTAGGAATTTGGAGTGTTGAAACTACTGCTTTTCAAAATCCAACAGATACAAGTTATCCCGGACAAGTAACTCCAAGTTATGGTGGTTATGGTAATGGAAGCATTTATGCAAATGGTAGTAACACAGGCTCACAAAGTTTTACTTGGGGGAATGGAAATATAATAGGAATATATTTAGATTTAGAAAGTTCAACAAAAACTATTAAATGGTATAAAGATGGTTCTTCAATAGCAACTCTTGATTTAGCAACTACTACTGATGCTTTTGTTTTTGGAGATTATAATAGTGCAAATGCTTTAACTGCTTCTTGGAATTTTGGTAATCCAGCATTTGCAATTTCATCTGGTAATACAGATGCAAATGGATATGGAAATTTTGAATTTTCACCTACTATTGGTGGAGTAGATTATTTTGCAATTTGCACAAAAAACTTAGCGGAGCATGGATAATGGCTTATACAGAAATTGACGATCCAACAGCATATTTCGGAACTACTCTTTGGGCAGGAAATAATGCAACACCAAGAACATTATCCTTTACTGGTAATTCCAATCTTCAACCTGATTGGATGTGGACAAAAAAAACAGATGGTGCTGACCATAACCAAGTTTTCGATAGTGTGAGAGGATTTGGTGTTTCTAAAGATATATGTTCTGGACAAACTTTTGCACAAGGTTCGGCTTCTAATGGAACATCTTCTCATGGTTTTATAAGTTCAGCAGTAACTAATGGATTTGTTGTAACTGCAGGGTCTAGTACAACATTATTAGAAAATTATAATGGTAAAAATTATGTAGGTTGGGGTTGGAAAAAAACCGCAGCCGCTGGATTTGACATAGTTGCTTATACAGGAAGCTCTTCTGCACAAAGTATTTCTCATTCACTTTCAGCAATTCCAGAAATGATGATCACAAAAAATTTATCAGTATCAAGTCAATGGCAAGTTTATACTAAAACTATTGGAAATGGAAAAGCAATACAATTAAATGGTACTGGTGCTGTTGATAGTTCTAGCACTTACTATAATAGTACAACCCCTACTTCTTCTGTATTTACAGTTGGAACTGATACTGGAACAAATGGTAACGGTAACAGTATGATTGCTTATTTATTTCGAAGTGTTAAAGGCTATTCAAAGATTGGATCCTACACAGGAAATGGAAATGCTGATGGAGCATTTATTTATACAGGATTTAAGCCAGCTTATCTTCTTTGGAGATTAACCAATGCTGCTGGATATGGAGCGCAAACTATCGATAATAAAAGAAATCCATTTAATGTAACAGATAATCTTTTATTTCCTTACGACACTCATGTGGAATATGTAAACTCTGCAAACAATATGGATATTCTTTCAAATGGTTTTAAATTTAGAAATGCAGATAGAGGTAGAAATGGAAGTGGAGATAATTACATCTACATGGCTTTCGCTGAAAATCCATTCGTAACGTCAACAGGAATACCTAGTCCAGCTCGATAACAAAATCTTGATATAGCATTAAATTTGATATAAACCATAATAAACAGGTTTTTATATGCTACAAAAATTAGGATTTTCTCCGGGATTTAACAAACAAGTAACCGAAACTGGGGCCGAAGGCCAATGGTTTGATGGTGACTTTGTTCGTTTTAGATATGGTAGCCCAGAAAAAATAGGTGGTTGGTCTCAATTAGGTGATGATAAACTAACAGGTGTTGCAAGAGCAATACATCATTGGGATGATAATGCTGGTGTTAAATACGCCGCAATAGGTACTAGCAGTATTCTTTATGTTTTTTCTGGTGGTGTGTATTATGACATACACCCAATCAGAGCTACCTTAACAGGTGCTAATTTTACAAGCACAGCAAGCTCAACAACAGTTACAATAACATGCACAGGCAATCACGGTTTGTTTCAAAATGATATTGTGATGTTTGATACAGTTTCAGGATTAAGTGGTTCAACATTTACAAACGCTACATTTGAAGATGAAAAATTTATGGTTACTTCTGTACCTAATGGTACAACTTTTACTATTACAATGGCATCTCAGGAAACAGGGACACCGGTTACAAACGCAGGATCAACTTCTATTCTATGTTATTATTCTGTAGGTCCAGCTCAACAATTAGGTGGTTTTGGTTGGGGTACAGGTTTATTTGGTGGTACGGTTCTAGGACCAGCAACTACAACACTAGCAACAGCTTTAACTGACACAACAGGTGTAGTTGTTGTATTAACAGATTCATCAGCGTTCCCTTCTTCAGGTACAATACAAATTGATAATGAATTTATTTCTTACACAAACAATAATACTACATCAAATACTTTAAGTGGTGGAGCAAGAGGGATTAATGGCACAACAGCTGCCACACACTCCGCAGGAGCTGCAATTACAAACATAACTTCCTACGCAGGTTGGGGTAGTGCTTCTTCTACTGACTTTACTATTGATCCTGGTTTATGGATTTTAGATAATTTTGGTACAAAACTTATTGCACTTATCTATAATGATAAATGTTTTGAATGGGATGCAGCAGCTGCAAACGCTATATCAACTAGAGCAACCGTATTACCCAATGCACCAACAGCGTCACGTCATGTATTGGTTTCAACTCCTGACAGACACTTAGTATTTTTTGGAACTGAAACAACTGTTGGGGACCCTACTACTCAAGACGATATGTTTATAAGATTCTCGGACCAGGAAAGTATTGATCAAACAGATTCATACACCGTACGAGCTGAAAATACTGCGGGTACACAAAGGATTGCCGATGGTTCTAAAATTATGGGAGCTATTAAAGGTAGGGATGCAATCTACGTTTGGACTGATACTGCATTGTTCTTGATGAAATTTGTAGGACAACCTTTTACTTTCTCCTTTGAACAGGTAGGGACTAACTGTGGGTTATTTGGTAAGAATGCATGTATGGAAGTAGATGGTTCTGCTTACTGGATGTCAGAAAACGGTTTCTTTACTTACGATGGTCAGCTAGCATCTATGCCATGTCTAGTAGAAGATTATGTTTATGATAGTATCAATGATACCTCAAGAGATTTAATTAACTGCGGACTAAATAATTTATTTGGAGAAATTAATTGGTTTTATCCTAGTGAAAGTTCTGATGAAGTAGATAGAGTAGTGACTTATAACTATTTAGATTCATCAGCTAAACAACCTATATGGACGACAGGTAGTTTAGCTAGAACTGCTTGGCAAGATTCTGCTGTATTTAATAGACCACACGCTACTTATTATGGGTCAAACGATAATGCTTCTTTCGATGTTACTGGTAATACACAAGGTAGTA